ATAATGCATTGCGTAAAGTTGCAACAGCTTTAATGAACCGAGCCACTGTTGGCAAATCACATACAGGAGCTAGTTTAAACAGCGACTCAACAATAAACGTGGAAGAAATCCCTAAGTCCAATGGATATGCATCGCCGAGAGATGTATCCAACGAAGTAAATAAAGCGCATATAGTGCGTGGTTAAAACAGAAGAAGAGCGCAATGCATAAATCCAACCACCACGCCATACGAATGCTGCTTCAGCAGTGCCACGATGGCCTGACCACTTCCGAGATAGCTGAACGGTTGGACAAAAATGCGAGTCATATTAAACGTGCGCTATTGGGAATGTCCGATGTGTATATAGACCGATGGACATCCCGCCGAAAACAATGGACTGCTGTATGGTGCGTAGTAGTGCCGCCGCAGAACTGCCCTAAACCAACGGAGAAACCCCTTGACCGAACACGAAACAAACCTACGGGACTTAGCAGCAATGTTTGCTATGGCAGGACTACTAGTACGTAACTTCACTGAACATGGAGAAGCTATTATTCCCACTGCATTTAACTTAGCTGACCAATTTATGAAACAACGGAAAGAAGTCGATGAAATGCCCACTGTGTAGCACTAAAACAGATGTGGTAGACACTCGCACATTGAAACGTAATCAAGTAAAAAGAAGGAGAGTATGCATTAATGGTCATATCTTTAGCACCAAAGAAGAAGCGGTTACCGCGCCCGAAGACAGAAGTATTAAGTCAAGAAGACCTTAAAACATGGTGGCCTTTCGATAGAGTTGATGGGAAGATTTTAGAAAAACTACATCGAAAAAACTTGACAAATAAGAAACTAGACTTATCATCCATTCCCCCTTCACCCTTTTAGGAGAATTTTATGAAACGCAAACTTACATCCACAGAAAAAATACGTCGTTACATGGCAAAAGCCCCATACGCTAAGCCTAAAGAAATTGCTGCTGCACTTGATATTCCTATATCGACTGTATATGTTTCACGCAATGCATTAAAGAAAAATGGGAAGCTACCCACTGCTAAACCTAAGGCGCGTACGCAACAACAAGCCACACCGGATTTGGTGAATCAACCTCCCCACTACACCGTTGGTGGTATTGAGACTATTACTTACCTTAAAGCCAAGCTGACACCTGAGGAATTCAGGGGGTACCTGAAAGGTAATGTTCTTAAGTACGCAAGCAGAGCAAACCATAAGGACAACCCTAAGCAAGACATTGACAAGATGGTTTGGTATGCAAATGCATTGCAAGAGGCCGCATGAGTCTCATAACAATTGACTTTGAAACGTACTACACCAAAGACTTTGGGTTCTCACGGCTAACTACGGAAGAGTACATTCGTGACTTGAGATTTGAAGTTATAGGTGTAGCGGTTCAAGTTGACGCTGGAGAGCCCGAGTGGTTCTCCGGTGATAGGGAATCCATGCGTAAGTGGCTATGGAAGTTTGACTGGAAAAACAGCATGGTGTTGGCACATAACACCTTGTTCGATGGTGCGATTCTCCGTTGGCACTTTGGCATTACACCGATGGTGTACCTTGATACCTTGTGTATGGCAAGAGCCATGCATGGGGTTGAAGTTGGGGGTTCCCTAGCTAAGCTCGCTATTCGCTACGAGATTGGTGAGAAGGGTACAGAAGTCAACGATGCCATAGGCAAGGGGCGGCTTGACTTTACGCCTGAGGAGTTGGAGCGATACGGTAGCTATTGCCGCAATGACGTACGCCTGACCCACACGCTGTTTGAGATTATGTCTAAGGGGTTTCCGATGGAGGAACTAAAACTGATAGACATGACACTACGGATGTTTATTCAGCCCATGCTCTACGTGGATGAGGACACGCTACGAGACCGGCTTGGCGACCTACGCAAAGAGAAGTCTGAGTTACTCTCATCCCTGATGGAGCGACTTGAGTGCGCGACAGAAGAAGATGTGCGTAAGAACTTATCTAGCGGTCCTAAATTTGCCAAGGTGTTGGAGTCGTTCGGTGTAACTGTGCCGATGAAGGCAAGCCCTACTACTGGCAAGCAAGTCACTGCACTTGCTAAAAAGGACGAGGGTTTCATTGCCTTGACTGAACATGAGGATACGTTCATCCAACACTTATGTGCTGTACGCCTTGGGACTAAATCAACGCTGGAAGAAAAGCGGATTGAGCGTTTCATGGATATCGGCAGGCGCAATAAGGGAATGATTCCCGTACCCCTGAAGTACTATGGTGCTCACACCGGACGATGGTCAGGACTAGACAAGATCAATTTCCAAAACCTACCGAGCCGAGATGCTAAGAAAAAGGCATTAAAGAAGTCCATCGTACCGCCTGAAGGGTACAAGGTCATCAACTCTGACTCATCACAGATTGAAGCGCGGGTGCTTGCATGGTTGGCTGGTCAGGACGATGTGGTTAAACAGTTTGCTGATGGTGAGGATGTCTACTCTGTCTTTGCTACTGATGTCTATGAACGCAAGATCACCAAGGCAGACCCCACCGAGCGATTTGTCGGTAAGACTTGTATCCTTGGATTGGGCTACGGCACAGGTGCGCTGAAGCTACAGCATACGCTTTCTACCGCGCAGCCGGTTAGCGTCAAACTCCCCGAAGAAGAATGCAAGCGGATTGTTGGCGTTTATCGAGACAAGAATGACAAGATCATTGACTTGTGGGCTGATGCGGATCGGCTTTTGGAAGACATGATGAACCATGAATTTACTAAGCCGTTGCAGTTTGGTAAGCACGGTTGTGTGTTTTATGACAGCGAAGGAATCATTCTCCCCAATAACTTACGTATCAGATATGCCAACCTACGCCGAGAGTATGTAGATGGCAAGTCACGTGTCGTGTATGACTCACGCAAAGGTGCGGTGTCTATATGGGGTGGTGGCGTGGTAGAGAACGTGGTTCAAGCACTGGCCCGGATTATTGTTGGGACTCAGATGGTTGAGATAAACAATACCTATAGAGTTGCCCTGACAGTTCACGATGCTGCTGTGGTAGTCGTGCCTGATGACGATGTAGATAAGGCTGTAACGTTAATAACTGGTCTCATGCAGAAACCGCCAACGTGGGCTAAGGGTTTACCCGTAGCTTGTGAAGCAAAAGCCGGTGCAACTTACGGCGATTGCTGATAGTATCAAGTTCTCATAACTCTTAGTTCTAAAAAATCATGCAGCTACAAGAAATTAAGTGGTCTTATTCGGGCCTTAAAGATTACGTCAATTGTCCAAGGCAGTATCAGGAAGTAAAAGTATTAAAGAGATTTAGTAAATTTCCTACACAGGAAATGCGATATGGAACAGAGGTTCACTCTGCGCTGGAAGACTATGTTAAAGACGATAAGCCCTTAGCTAAAAACTACGAGCGATTCAGAAAGCAAGTTGACCCGTTGAAAGAGATGGAGGGAATCAAATTCCCCGAGCATCGTATGGCTGTTACATACGAGAAAGAACCATGCAGTTTTGGGGCAAAAGAGTACTGGGCGCGTGGTATTGCTGATTTATTGGTAGTTAATGGTGAAAAGGCATTCATCGTGGACTATAAGACAGGTAGCAGTAAGTACCCCGATGCAAAGCAACTTCAGCTAATGGCAATGATGGCTTTTGCCCACTTCCCACAGGTAGATGACATCAGCGCAGGCTTGCTCTTTGTAATGGATGAGAAGTTTATTACCGCTAACTACACTAGAGACCATCTGGATAAATATTGGAACGATTTTGCTGGTGACCTTTCACGCTTGCATAATTCATTCGTTACCGATACATGGCAGACAAACCCCACGCCACTATGTAATTGGTGTCCCGTAAGAACATGTGAATTTAATAGAGGTTAACAATGCATATGACAACAGTAATAGACTACGCCTATCCAATGATGGCGGCTGAGAAATCTTTGAAGGACGCGCACCTACTCATGCTAGATAAGAAGTATGATGATGCGCTAGACGAAGTACTTATTGCCACCGCTGAAGTAAAGATGACTATAAATGCAATACGCCACATGAAGGAGCAAGAAGATGCCCTACGTAAACAAGCCTAGACCGTACAAAAAAGAGTACCAACAACAGGTAGAGCGTGGCGAACACGCTAACCGCATGGAGCGTCAACGTGCGCGGCGTGCGGTAGATAAAAAAGGCAAAGATGGCAATAACAATGGCGAGGCCGATGCGCGTGAGGGTAAAGACATAGCCCACCGCAAGGCACTATCCAAGGGCGGCTCCAATAAAGACGGGTACTTTATCCAGTCTACAGCGGGCAATCGCTCCTTCAAACGCAATGCTTCCGGTGCGCTAGTTTCCGAGGTCAGTAAGCGGGAACGTACTAGGTAGAAACACCTATAAATTCCAGTCAAAATAATACTTGACAAATGAATTAGCGCCCCGATAATACTTATACCGTTAGGCGTGAGTGGGTCAGACAGGGGTCTTTTGCTTCCCCTTTAACCGCGTCAGTTAGTCGGTGGCATTTCTCCTTTCTAGTCACAGGGCTAACCGGATGGGGGGTTTGCTCCCCCCTTTCGTCACTTTAGTCACTTTAGTTAAGGATAGTATGGAATTAGTTGATAACACTGCTCTTAAGTTTCACTGCTCGCATGATGTAGCAAAGACGATTACGCAGTACATAGATAAAAGTGAGTTGATCGGTGAATCCGAAAACCATGCCGAGGTGCTGGTGTATTGGGGCATTGAAGAAGTGCAACGGCTTTCGCGCATGTTGTCCCCGACATTTAAGATACCTTCTCCCATTGAACGTGATTACAACTGGCCCGGAATGTTCCAGCCGTTTGACCATCAACGTGATACAGCCCGATTCCTCACACTACACCGCCGCGCTTTCTGTTTCAATGAAGCTGGTACAGGTAAGACTTCCGCAGCGATTTGGGCGGCAGACTACCTTATGAACCAAGGGCTCATTAAACGGGTGCTAGTCGTGTGCCCGTTGTCCATCATGCAAAGCGCATGGCAAGCTGATCTTTTTAAGACTGCTATGCACCGCACATGCGCTATCGCTCATGGTACGCGCCGTAACAAAGTGCTTCAGGGGAACTATGACTTTGTAGTTATCAACTACGATGGTGTTAACTCAGAACGCGCTGCAATCATTGAGCGTGACTTTGACCTTATCATCATTGACGAGGCTAACGCATACAAGAATGTCAGCACTGTGCGCTGGCGTACCCTTACCAAGATTATCAAGCCCTCTACCTATCTGTGGATGATGACAGGCACACCCGCTTCTCAGTCCCCCGAAGATGCATTCGGCCTTGCTAAGCTTATCAACCCGAACGGTATACCTAAATACAAAACTGCGTGGCGCGATACAGTACTGACTCAAGTGTCCCGCTTCAAGTGGGTTCCCAAACCTACATCACGCGACACCGTGTTCAAGGCACTTCAACCAGCTATCCGCTACGAAAAAGACCAATGCCTTGATTTGCCTGAGTTGATGTATCAGACCCGTGAAGTACCGCTGACTGGTCAAGCCTCTGCGTTCTACAAGTCATTGCTCAAGGAGATGCAAATTAAAGCTGCTGGTGAGACTATCAGTACTGTCAACGCCGCTGCATCCCTGACTAAGCTTCTTCAGTTATCGGGCGGTGCTGTGTACACAGACGATGGCAACGTGGTCGAGTTCGATGTATCTCCGCGATTGCAAGTTCTTAAAGAGGTGATGGATGAAGCACTACACAAAGTCATTGTGTTCATCCCATATAAGCACACTATCCGGTTGGTACGAGAGGCGCTAACGAAAGATGGTGTATCAACTGAAGTTATATCAGGTGATGTATCGGCTAATCAGCGCACGATGATATTTAATAAATTTCAGACTACAGCCGAACCGCAAGTCCTGCTGATTCAACCGCAAGCTGCATCACATGGCGTAACGCTGACTGCTGCAAGTATCGTGGTGTTTTGGTCTCCGGTCATGTCAGTTGAGACATACCTACAGTGCATTGCACGTATTGATCGTGTGGGGCAGAAAAACAAGATGACAGTAATCCACCTTCAAGGGTCTGAGGTGGAGCGGCGTATGTACACAATGTTGCAGAACAAGGTGGACTTACACGAGAAATTGGTAGACCTGTATCGTGAGGAATTAGAAGGAGATAGCAATGGATGATGTAGAACCGTTAGTTGAAACCTATTTGACGCTTCGTAGAGAACGTGAGATGCTAAGCAGGCAAGACAAGCTGCTTAAAGAAGATATGGAAAAACTTGAAACCGCTATGTTGGCGATCTGTAACGCAACAAATATGAATGGTTTCAAGACAAGGCTTGGCACTGTTAGCCGCAGAGTCAAGGAACGTTATGTTTGTTCTGATTGGGACAACTTCAAGAAGTTTATTGAGACAGATGGCTCAGTTGATTTACTTGCTAAGACTATCCATCAGAGCAACTTCAAAGAATTTATGTCTGAGCGTGCTGGCGATGGTCTGCCGCCCGGGATAAATGCCTTACGCGAGTACGATATTGTTGTGCTTAAGGCTTCTTCAACCAGTGAAACTTTAGTTTAGGAAATTCAAAATGAGTAATGAACTCGCAAACATTCTTGGGTCATCTGACCTTATCGACCTTGGTCTTGATGAAGACACCCTTGCCGTAGCTGGTGGTGCTACAAAAGGCAATAAACGCATCTCTATTGAGGGGCGTGCCTTCCGTAAAATCGTTGGTGGTAAAGAGCAGAGTGTCAACACTGACAGCTCTATGAATGTAATCATAGTCAAGATGGCGCATGAGGCATCACGGACGTATTACAACCAATCGTACAAGAAGGGTGTTAAGTTGTCCCCTGCTTGCTGGTCTAACGATTCAAAGATTCCTGACCCCGAGGTTAAGTCTCCTTGCGCACCTTCATGCGCAGAGTGTCCATTCTCGGTAAAAGGTTCCGGTCAAGGTGGTACAGGCTCAGCTTGCCGACTGTCATGGCGTCTTGCAGTGGTCTTGCCTAGTGACCCATCAGGTGATGTTTATCAGTTGGTGCTTCCTGCTACTAGCGCATTTGGTAAAGAGGAAAACGGGCGTTGGCCCTTCCGCCCCTATGTGCAAATGTTGGCTAATAACAATGTCTCCGCAGGGCGTGTTATTACTAAGATGCAGTTTGACATTAACTCTCCAGTGCCTCGCCTGTTGTTCTCTCCAGTCAGCGCAGTACCTACTGATGATCGTGAAACTGTTGCTCGTCAAGGCAAAACCGGTGCGGCAGAGAATGCAGTCAAGTTGACTGTGTATAAGACTGATGAGGAAGCTGTTGTACCTGAAGCAATTCCTGAACCAGTCAAGCAAGTTTCTCGTAAGGCAACGGCTGAGACTGTGAATGACGTTAGCGATATCGTCAAGAAGTGGGCTAAGAAGTAATGTCCCGTCCGTATAGCCCCGCGCTCTTAGAGCGTATTAACCAAGATGATGGCAAGTACAGCCTTGGCGTTGACCTAGCAAAGAACTGCGTAGCCGCAGGACTCAATGCTAAATATGTTGCTGCAATACTTGAGACTAGCCGTGTGACTATTCATTCTTGGTTTAGAGGCGGGGCTATACGCCAAAGAACCCGCCCCAAGGTGGAAGTTTTAATTGAAATAATAGAGGAGGATACAAAGCAAGGTTTGCTACCTGTTAGCAGCCATGCACAAGCAAAAGCATATGCAGAGGGTATTCTTGGTCGCCCTTTGGATAGCAAGTCGCTTAAAGCGTCGGACTAAGTAGTCCGTGTTTTATGGGCGGGGCTGGCCCCCGCCTTTTTTGTCTCTGCGAATATGAACAACCAATTTTTTGAAAAGATTTTCCCTGCGCAGGGGTACGTGTGTATTGCGGGTATAACACCCGACGGGATAATAAAACCAAGATTTGCTACTGATATAGATGAGGCGTTAAAGATAGCGCAGGACTTCATCAATCAGAAAGTAAATGTTTACTTCACACCCGGCACGTTTGAGGGCATGAGCCGTAAGCAAGTGAACAGTGTATTCGTCAAATCATTTTTTCTTGATATTGATGTGATGCATGGTAAGGCTAAGTACGATACCAAGGAGCAAGCAGTAGAGGAACTGCAACGGTTTTGTACTGAGATAAATTGGCCCCAGCCAGTAATGCTTGACTCCGGTGGTGGCATCCATGCCTACTGGATACTTGATGAAGAACTACCGTCTGACATTTGGGTAGGCTACGCAAGCAAATTCAAGCAGCTTTGCCTTGACCATAACCTCATCATTGATGAAGCGATACCAGCAGACTCAGCACGACTGATGCGTATCCCCGGTACAAGCAATTACCGGTATGACCCACCATCGCCTTCAGTACTTCTTACCGATATTTTTACTTATCCGCTAGAGCAGCTACTCGGTGCGTTGGGTGAAGTAGAAGAAGTGTTTGATCTGCGTAAGGTAGAGAAAGGGCTTGATGAGGATACTCAGGCAATTTACGACAAACTAAACGGGAACTTTGAATATGACTTTCAAACCATTGCATACAAAAGCGTAATAGAAGGAACAGGCTGTGCTCAGATTAAATACTTACTCACCTCAGACGATTGTCCAGAGCCGCTGTGGTACGCTGGAATATCTGTCGCCACTAGGTGTCGTGATGGCGCTACTGCCATACACGATATGTCCAATCACGACAAACGATACGACCACAAAAAAACAGAAAATAAAGCCGCCCAATCCATATCAAGCGCAAAGTGGGCGCATAGCTGCGAAGCATTTGAAAAAGAAAACCGAGAGGGGTGTGCTGGATGCCCCCATAGAAACTCATTTGGAAAAAGAGGGCCTATTGAGCTTGGTCGAGTCCTCAAGTCCGCTGATACCACTGCTGATGTCGGACAAGCCGAAGAGGAAACGCAGTCAGTACGGGTCAGTACGCCATCCCAAAAGTACGTAGCGTTCCCTGATTTCCTGTATCCCTATTCACGTGGGGCAAACGGAGGCATTTATTTCACGCCACCCCCACGATCTACCAAGAAAGGGATGGTACAGGACTCTGATGAATTACTTTTGCACTTCACTGTTTACCCCGTCCAAAGACTAAAAAGTCCGCACGATGGAGAGTGCTTACTTATACGAGTGGAGTTGCCTCACGACGGGGCACATGAGTTCATGATGCCACTACGCTACGTAGCCGCGATAGACAAATTAAAAGAGACGCTTACTAATAATAGCGTGACCTTTGAGCCTTCAAGCGCGCCCCGTATTGCAAGTTACTTAATGAAATGGTCTACATTTTTAACCACAACCAAGAGAGCAGATGTTATGAGAATTCAACAAGGATGGACTTCAGATAATCACGAGTCATTTGTATTAGGTACAGATGAGTACATGGCAAACGGGGAGGTGCGGCACTGCCCTCCGTCTGCTATATCCAAGAACGTAGTCAAGCACATTAAGCAGGGCGGTACGCTTGAGGGCTGGAAGGAGTCCATGAGGATGTTTAATGACCCCGGCTATGAATGGCATGCCTTTACAGTCCTTTGCGGATTTGCTTGCCCTCTCATTGAGTTCACCAACGTTAACGGCGTGATTTTCTCGCTGTATGGTAAGTCAGGGTTTGGTAAGACTGGCGCGTTGTATGGGGCGCTAAGCATTTGGGGGCATCCTGAGAATCTGTCGGTCTTTGATGGCACACAGAACGCATTAATAAACCGGATGATTACCTGCAAGAACATCACCTATGGGTTAGATGAGCAGTCCAACTCAGATGGTAAGGTGGTTTCCCATGTGGCCTACAACATATCGTCAGGTCAGCCTAAGTTGCGGTTGATGTCTTCAGCCAACCAAGAACGTGAGACAAGCTACGTTACTCGCCTCATTGCCATCATCACTACTAACACCCGACTACGTGAATTGATGTCTTCATATAAAGGCGATACCAATGCAGAGGAGATGCGTATTCTTGAGCCAACTATCAATAAGCCAATGGTTCCGGGCTTTGAGTTGACTGATGAGCGTGGACTCATGATGTTTGAAACTCTTAAGACAAACTATGGTCATGCTGGCCCGCTCTACATACCTGAGTTGTTTAAGATTGGTATACCAGAACTAAAGCGCCGCCTAAAGACTGAGTATCTTGCTGTGGGTGAGGAGTACACAAAGAACGCAGAGTACCGCTTCCTGTCTAACCTGATCTCATCGACCAAAGCTGCTGGGAAAATTACCAATAGCATAGGGTTGACCGAGTTTAATCTTGATCGTATCTTCTCCGTTGTAGGCGGTGGCTTTATGCGATTGATCGAAGGTAAGACAGAAGACGATAACTCCAAGGCTGAAAGCGTGTTGGGTGACTTCATCAATAAGAACATTCAAAATGCATTGGTGTTCCGCGATGGGCGTCATGTCATGGAGCCACGTAATGCGTTGAACATAACTGCTGATGTAGATGAAGGCGTGATATGGTTATCCACCAGCGCAGTCAAGGAGTACCTCAAGCTGCATAAGCTGAGCCCTACGTGGTTTGAGAACGAATTGGAGAAGCGTGGCATCCTCAAAGAGAAGTCCCGCAAACAGATGGCGGCAGGATGGAAAGCAGCGTTTGGTTCAACCAATGTACAAGCCTATAAGGTGGTCATGGACGTAAGCCAAATCTTCAAAGATGAGCAAGCAGATACCGATACAGCCGCCAAATGAGCCTGAGTGGATATTCCCCTTCCATGTGCTAGGTGTGGGGGATAGCTTCTTTGTACCTACGATGCGCCCCGCCTACATGATGTTTATCTTGGACACTACATCCAAGAAAGCAGGAGTGAGAGTAAAAACTTTTACGACAACCAAGGACGGTGTCCTTGGCGTCAGGGCGTGGCGTATGCGTTAGGGGGCTATATCGTAAGCCTTAAACGTTTCAATTAAGAATCGCTTTTCAACATTCTCCATTTGGATGATGTTTTTAACAACTGCGTTGCGATCTTTGGGAGATAGCCCCGGCATCTTGCGGTAGTCATTAGCTTCTTTACGCAGCTTTTGAAGTTCGCCACCAACAATGTGATTGAACTCTTTTACAAGGTACTCATCTAGTGGATTAGCTTCTACGTACTTCGCATACTGTTCAGGATTGGACTCAAACATATTTAGTTTGCGTTCTTTATCCTTTACCTTCTCTTCCAAGGAGGAGAACTCACGAGCATCAAAGTTAGATTTAGCACCAAAGAAGCTATCAAATAGAACTGTGTCGGTCTTTGGATTAAATTCTTTTTCTCCTGCGCTAAGCAGAAGCATGTTTTGCCCCGTCTGTGCTACACGAGACAATCCATCGGCATAACTATTGGCAAAGAAGTACATGGTGTTTGGACTAACATCTACAGACCCATTGGTGACATCTGCCAATGTACGAGCCGCAGACTTGTACAACTCAGGGATGTTATCCCCACCTGTATAGGCATCGCCCACACGAGACTGACGGTTGTTGTAAATCTCACGACCCAACCCATCCATATTCATTTGCCATTCTAGGAACGGACGAGCCACAGATGGAAGCGCCGAATCCATGAGAAACGCTGGGAAGTTATCCACCATATTTATACGCGATATAGGTAATGGCAAGAACGAGTCTAGGCCAATAGACACTATATTAGACAGTCCATCTTTGATTGGGGCGTGGCCCGTTGCCATACCCATAACTTGAGCGCCTGCTGCGGCAAATGAACCTAGGCCATAACCCCAAGGTATTTGTATTGGGCTATCCATGCCGGGGATAAAGAATCGAGCATAGCGTGACCAGCGGTTAATGTCATCCGTAGAAGTACGGTTACGCCCTAAATCATCATCGTCCGACAATGCCATAGACATCAGATACATGGCAGCGCCAACCCCCGCCAATGTCATAGTCATCGCCTGAGCGTTCTTACGCTGCTTCTCATGGCTCTTACGGAATTCTTCTACAGCCTTCTTATCTTTACGAACTTCAGGCGGTAAATCAGCAATTGCTGCATCGGTGTCACGCAGCATAGGTCCAAGGGTCTCAATGGCACGAACTGCTCCAGTTGCCGCTGGACGGAAGAACATAAAGAACGCACCCGCGCCCCGGCCCCACTCACCTGATTGTTCAAAGTTGGCAAGATTTTTAACGTAGGCTGCTGCTCGTGTTTGAGCCGCTTCTGGAGATAGCTTATCTTCAGCCATCATTCTGTTACGAGTAACACGATAAGCCGCAGTGCGACTAGACAACTCAAACATGTCTGTATAAGCATCAAAGAATTTGTTGATAGCGTTAAGAGCCTTTTTTGGATTGCTTGAGTTGATATCGCGCTGGAGTGACTTGAACGTACCCTTAGTAGATATACCTTGTAGGTAGGACACCATACCGCCTGTCTTTATGTACTCCAAAGCATCTTGGGCAAAGCCAGACTTATCCTTAGCAACGTAGGCCTTAAGCTCATCCATCTTGCCTTCGTTATATAGCCTAGCGATATTCCATGTTTTCCACATACCACCATTGACTACTTGTGCAGCCACCGCGCCAATATACTGCGCTGCAGTTGCCTTATCCATTTCAGTACCGATTGCAAACGCATTAGTCAGTGCATCACGGAAATAGTTCATCGGGGCAAATGCAATGTTGTACCGAGTATGGAACTGTCCTATAGTGCTTGTAACCTGATTGAGCATATCAATCAGAGGGCTTGCCTGCTGATAAGTACGACGAATAGCATTACGCTGGTTCTCATCACGTACTTGTAGAACATCAATGCTACCGTCTTCGTTGTAGTGGAAGATAGTAGTCTCACCTTTAAGTGAACTCAAGTCAATCTTGTCCCGATCCTCAAATGGAATTGACTTACCCTCTAGTCCGGGTAGCTTATTGATGTCACCAATTAGCAGCCCTTGCTTAATTGCATTCTTGATAGATAGCGTGAGGTCTTTACGTCCCGCGCGCATTGCGGCTCGTGTGACGTCGCTCATTACTTGTGTAAGAGAGTTTTCTGACCATGACTCACGGCCCTCAAATGAAGCTTGATAGTCCTGCAACTTATCAGCAAATGTTTTATTTGATCTGAGAACATCAAAGTCAAGCATCTTATCTTCTGGACCAGAAATTTCTTTACCTTTAAATGGGATGTAGTGTTCCCAGTTGTAGAAGTCCACTCGACTTTGAACAGGAGCAGACCAATAGTTAGCCATTTTATTTAGGGTCTTCGTAGCATCGTTCAATTGTTGCATTGCAGCAATAACTTTTTGCGCTTCTTTATTGGCAGGGTCTTTATCAAACTTGTCTTTGATTGCCTTTACTTCTACAGAAGATAAATTACCAATGACGTTGTACTCAGTTGAGTTCATGTCTATGGATTTGTATCCAGCAGGGCTAACACCGGCAGGGTCTTTATGGTTTTTCACCACATCATCTAACGCCACACGTAATGACTTTAGCTGTTTCTTGGTTAATTGCCCTGAATCAATCGCTGCAATAGCCTGCTCACGGAAATCTGATGGGGCAATGGTCTGGTTGCCAATCTTGACAGGCGTAGTACTCAGTGGCACATTCAATAGGTACTTGATTGCGCGGCGCTCTGGCTCATGCATTGCCATAAAATACGTATGCAGTCTAGCAAGGGCTGTACGTGAATCAACCTTAGCCACTTTCATAAACTCGCCTAATGCACTTTGCATCTCTGCGGTGGGGCGATCTACATAAGTCAGGTACAGGTCACGTGCCTTACCAATAGACAACGTAATTTGTGTGTATATATTGTTTAGCGTTGGGCCAGTGTCAATGGTTTTCTTAGCGCGTTGTAGTGCATCTTCCCATACCTTGATAGGATAGCGGCTATTGGCAAACACTGTAGCTAGACGACGAAGCCCCGGTGTGCTAGTTACGGCCTTACGCACGCTGCTTACACTGTTCTCTTTGGGTAACTTTGCTTCTTGCGCTTGCTCAATCTCCTCTGGGCTACGCGGACCAGCAGGGTTCTTAGGCGCTTTGGTTGTCTTAGCCGTACCTTTAGATGGCAACTGCGAACCAATGCCTTCTCTACCAGCTAGTTTTTGGATACCGCCTTCGGGTGCTTCAAATATTTGGCTAATTGCATCCGCAGCTTCAAGCAGTAGATTACCTTTGAAACCGGGCTCCCGCAGAATTTCTCGTTTCAGGTTGGTAACGCCACGCTCCATGACCAACTCATCTTTGAGTGGAACCATTGCAGCTTCTTTGCGTTCTTCCTCTGATAAGGATTCAAGCCCTAAAGTACGTGCTTTTGCTGGGCCTTGTCTAGGAGGCTTAGTGTATGTACCAGTACGTATAGTTCTCTTACCCTTTTCGTCGTAATACTCAACCGGTACTAAAAGCTTCGTAGACTTAGCGTTAGGCGTGAACAACTTATACATAAACGCCAAATTTCCCGTGAAGAATTTCCACAGGTTATCAAGCATGAAGTCATAGCCTTTTATGTTGAACTCACGTTCTACTTGCTGCTCTTGCGTCTGCTCCCCAGTTTTACTTGTAATATCAGCAAGGCGCGGTATTTGTATTTTTTGCAACTCATACTGAAAATCCAAGTCAGTCATGGCATAGGCTATGAACTCATACAGATTCTCAAATGCATTGGCGTACTTTTTACCCAGTATTTTTTGTGCGGCAGAAGCAATTAGCTGTATATTCTCAATTGCTTTTACAACGTGTGGCGGCAGTTTGGTCTTATCAGTAAAAAACTGATGGATAAGTTTGACCGTTGCAGCATGGGTAAGCTCATGCAGTATGGTTCCCTCGTCAAGGCCTCGTGGCCCTACGTATAGTGTGTTGGTATTTGCATCGTACTTGGCAATATCGTCCAAAGTCATGTTCTCATCAAACACAACATTTACGTTAAAATTTTCAATACTGTTAAGGGAATTAGCCAGTAGACGATAAATTTGCCGAGTAAATATATTGCGTTCTTTGGTTGGGCTCTTTACACCCTTAGACTGGTCAGAAGATAGGTAGTTAAGTACAGTCTTGATATCACCATTAAGCAGAGCTTCTATAATATTTTTAGGAAGGGCTGTACCTTTACCAGATGGCTGACTTGCACGCGCTCTTTCCGCAGCCATAAGCATTTCTTGCCTTGCGCGGCTTTCTGATTCTTGTAGTCTTTCGCGGGATTGCTCCTCCAGCTTCTCTTTCTGAACTTGTTTCTTTACAGCACGGAAAGCCATGTCCTGCTCAAGGACAGAATCTGTTTTATTGACTGAAGTGAACAACGCACGGCTTGCATCGGATAGGCTATTCCATCCGGGGAACGAGTAATTGATACCAGTTTTACTACCAAAACCACCACGCTCACGCTCATAACTTTGTTGTGCACGAACTTGATCGGTGGCTTCATTACGCTGAGGATTAGGTGCAGCACGGCTCTCAGAGCGCTTATTGCCTATGTATTCAGATAACGCGGGGGCAGCTTTATCGTGTTCATTTTGATTGTTTTTGGAGATGTTATTCTGAAAATAAGTACGGCGCTCATCGTCTGTCAATAATTTATAAGCTGGTAGCTTATCGTCCTCTGTAGCTTCACCGGTAGCAATCTTCTCGTCTACGCGATCATTGAAGTCCTGACGAGTTTCTTCGTATAAGTCACGCTGTTCTTGTGGAGGGAAATAGCCAGTCGGCTCTTTAATCTCCTGCTTAGCGATATCTTGCTCGCTCATAGCAGATAAGGGTTTACCCTTACGCTCATTTTCAAACGTCTTAGCATCTCGTATACGCTGAGCAAACCCTATTTGGGTCTCGGCTTCATTACGAGCTAAACCGTAACGTTTACCTACAACATCTAGCTGCTTATCTTGCTCAATTTGCGCATCTGTACGTCGAGCAGTACCCTTAGAGGCTAAGTCTTCCTTATTATTTGGCCCAAATATACTATCAAGAAAGTCATCTTCTAACTCATCACCGGTCTTTACTGGGGCAGCAGGCGTAGCGGCAGGCTTAGCTGTTTTTGGGCTTACAACAGTATTTAATGCGTCTGCTACTTTAGCGCCAAGGACTTGTTTTTCTTTACCACTGGACGATAACCAAGTCTGCACAGCGGTAATAACAGGTGCTGGTATCCCGGGGTACATAGTTGGCAACTCAGTAGCGGAAAATATGTTAGGTCGCCCATCAAACTTTTTACCCTCGGTATAAAAAATGTTTGCATTACCATTTGAGTCTCGCACAACAAATTGAGGTTTACCTCCACTATTACTAAGTAAAAATTGATTATTACCTATGTTAAATTGGAAATGTGTATCACCTGATCCAGCATCCCTATATGTAAAAGGTACAGGCGTAGCGGCAGGCGGTGTTACTGGGGCTGCTGGTGCTTTTTGTTCTTGCGTTTTTGTTTGCTGGGTTTTAGTGTTATTGATTTTGCTTAGTACGTTATCAATGTTGCTACGCAGCCTAGTCAATGAAGTAGCCGTGTTATTTTCCGTAGGGCTAAGACCTGTATTGATAGCGTTAAT